GCCACCTAAAGATGAGCCATACCCGGCAGATGAATTAATGCGTGTCTGGGGGTCAAAAAAGCCAGTAATCGCGCCAAATGCAGCATCAACAATATACTTTTGAATCAGCATTTTAATCAGGCTATCTACTACGCTTTTTGCCATAGACTTCATGGCATCAGCGAAGTTAGCCGCTCCAGTTACGCCAGCCGTTAGAGCATCAGTCATGCCGTTCAGACCTTGCTTGGTAAGGTTCTGGATGTTTTCTTGCATTGATGGCAGTGAATCACTCCACGATTTAAACCCAACCTGCAAGTCGTTTGTAGTCTTAACTAAAGGCGTTAGTACATTTGGCGCAATTTCGCCAAGCTCTTGAATAGTCCTTAGAAGGTCATCAAAGAAAAGGTTAGTATCATCCATGTCAATAATTCCGCCAAGACTGCTGGCGAATTCTGAATTACCTTCAGATGCTTTTTGAAGCTGTCCGTAAAGAGCTACATATTGCGTGCCGAGCCTCTGTATATCTGCTTTCTGAGCAACTAAACCGCCATCTGTAATAAACTCCCAAATACTTGGAATGCCGCCATCCTCCAAGTCACCTATCTGATCGCCAAGCTCTGACATTTCCTTAGCAATGCCTTTCATCTGGTTCTGAATAGACCTAGTTTCAAAACCGGTGAAGAAATCATTTGCTTTGTTGATTACAGTATCAAGACCTTCAGCAAACTTATCTAACGCGCCCAAAGTGACTTTTACACCTTCTAAAAAACTGACAGCCATAGATTGAGCCAGCTTTTCTATGCCGCCTTCAGCGTCAGTAGTTCTGATAATGAAATTAGTAAACTTAGTAACAATCTCATCGATAGCTGGGGCAAGTGCTGCTGAAAATTGATCTTTTAAGCCTTTCACGATAGAAAGCAATTTGGTGATTGAGTCGTTAGCCTTTTCTACGCCCTGCGCCGCTTCAGTGGACATAGTTAAGCCAAGCATCTTAGCTTCGCCTAGCAATTCCTTTAGCCCGTCACTGCCTAGCGCCAAGGTGTTTACAAGTGCAGCACCTTCGGAGTCGAACAGTTTAAAGGCAAGACGCAACTGATCCGATTCGTTATCAACCTTCCCGAATGCGTCAGCCAGTGCAATCATGCGCTGATCTAGCGGCATCCTGTTTAGCTCTTGAGCATTTAGCCTAAGCTCTTTAATTGCGCCCTTAGCCTCTCCCGTTCCTTTAGCTGCTTCCGCTGTTCTTCGCGTAAACCTCTGTAAGGCCATGTCCATAGTATTCGTTGATACGCCTGTAATCTCAGCAGCGTAGCGCAAACCGCCAAGAGCTTCAGTAGTTGTGCCAATCTTATTAGCGGTCTTAGACAGGGTATCTGTGGCGTCTAAAGATTTTTTTATTAAGTAGCCAAATCCAGTAACACCGCCAACGCCTATTAGGGCAGTCTTCATGCTAAAGATAGACGCGGTTATACCTTTTAATGCACTACCAACTGCGCCAAATGCGGGCTTAGTTTTATCAAAAGCCTTAATTACAATGCTTACATTTTCAGCCATTAGATTCACTCATCAGTTGGAAGTAAGCCACCCATTCATAAAAATGATTAAGTGGCATTTGTTCAGCTTCTTCAATACTTATGTGAAGCCGATCAGCCAAGGATAATAGGTTTACCCTAAACGGATCGGCCTTTAGTTTTTTATTGCATCCTCTACCGATTCAATCTGAGCAAACATCTGGTTAGCAATCTCAGAGATTACCGCAGTTTCTTCACCCATCAAGTCAATACGATCTTCAGCAGAACCAAAAAGCTTGTTGCCGCCTTCGTCTTCAGCCTTCATGCAGATCAGATCAACCATCGATCCAATAGTGGTGTTGGTTAGAAAGTTCGGGTGTTTCTTCTGTAGCTGGTCTAAGTCATAGCAAGTAATGCTTCTGCTGAATAACTTAAACGGCCCAGAGTCATCACCCCATTCAGGAACCAATACTGTGCGCGCCTCTAACTTTCTTCTGTCTCTTAACTCTTTAGCTAGTCCCATGGTTTTCCCCTTAGTTGGTTATGCTTGTGCTTCGGTTACTGCTCCGTTGCATTGGATTGAAAAACTAGCCTCTACCATACCATCAAACGCGCCAGTTATAGAACGTGACGTTACGATTCCATTTCCAGAAAAGAAAGTTTCGCCGGAGCCGGTGCCTGTAGGATAAATTTCAAAGTCAACAGATGCGCGCTCATCAAGCACTAGCTGTTGTGCGTCTGCCTCGTCCCAGTAAACCTCGATTGATACGGTGTTAGAGCCTAAGCCCTGCTTGTAAGATCTGAAAGTGTCACCCATTACTGAATCTTCAATAGTGTCTGCTGAGCCTTCAAATGTATACGAACGTACTTCACCAACAACGGCTACAGTCGTCCCAGCCAATTGCATTTTTACAACACCAGATGCGCCTGTTTTAGTCGCCATGATAATACCTCTATATTAAGTTTAAGTTGTGCCGCGAGTGTATTGGTACAAAACGCGAATTGTCATTATAACCCCACCAATGGGATCAATAGAACCTTCATCAATCTCAATGCGAGTAACCTGCGTATCAAGGGCAAAGCCCCCACGCAAACGATCAACATCAAGACCTTCTTCGATTGCTTCAATTATATCATTTCGGGCGCTGTCAATCACTGCGCCTTTAACATAGCAAATTAGCTGGTAGTCTATATTTGCCATGCGCTGAGTCATAGACCCGCCCAGACTTGAATCACCACGTTCCTCGCCCGCGCTCCTAACCAAGATGGCAGGGTATTGAGCGTTTGATAGTTTCTGAAAGTCAAACGGCTCTCTTGTAACGTGCTTAACGCTTACCGGAGAACTGATCGCCTGCAGGGTAGACACAAGGTTTTCAGCTATATTTTCTCTAATACTCATTTTAAATACCTAAAGAATACTTTGCCAAGCCTCTTTTCCTCGTCTTTATTAAACCCGAAGAAAGGGCGCGTCTTGTTATTCATCGCCGCCTTCTTAGACTCTGTGGCACGAGTAAAGAATATCTCAGCTTGCTGCGCACTTGATTTAACAGTCATCGAAGATAACATTTGGCCTGTAAACGATAGGTCTACATTAGACACATTCCGTCCATTCTTCGCCCTGAACCAGGTGTACTCCTCACTGTACGGCGCAAAATCAAGCCCGTTAATCTGCTCGCCTTTAGCCGTCCTATCTTCAATGATAGTTAAGCCGACCTGCCCAGTAATCAGTAATGCGCGCTTTACACTATCAGATAGCTGCTTGCCTTTCTTGCCTATTTGCCTAGCAACCTTCTTGGCGTTGGAGCCAACCTTTATTTCCATTATCTGACAAGCCGGCCATGGTTAACGGGTAGCTTTTCATCAGCTTCAATCGTGCCATTGTTATCGTCATCGTATTCAACACCGTCTTGAAATACCGCCTCGATCTCTTCACTGTATCGGGCTTTGTAGAATTCAATCATGCCCTGGAATCTGTCGCCATCGACCCAGTTAGTTAACTGCGGTAATGCGTACTTCCATAGGACTAAATAAGCAGATGTTCTAGTCCACTGCGAATCTGTTAAGTAATTAGGGATCAGCTCACCAGATAAACCGCGCTTTTCCCACCAGCGGTTTCTGATTTCTCGCTCAATATCTGATTGTGCTTTTGCGTGTTCTTGACTGAATGAGTCTATGCCCAGAGAAAGTATGTCGGGCAATAACTGCAATAAATCTGCATCTGTTGAAAATGCCATGTTCAAACCTCAGTAAAACCCCACCCCCCGAAGAGGGCAGGGAATCTATTACTTAAAGTGCAGTATCGAAAGTCATCTTGACACCGAAAGTATCGTCCAGCTCACCAACACCGTAGACGGCTGTGGCGTTAAGCTCAAATGCGCGCAGAGATGCGTCACGTTGCGGCTCAATGTTGAAGTCTTTTTTCAGTGCAATGGCAAGTGCTTCTGGAGCGAATACCGCGCCAATAGAATCGCCATCACCATCGATGGCAATGTTAGCAGACTCATAGACATTCATGCCTGCAAGTTGACCGACATAAGCGTTACGCATAGCTTCGTTCTGCGCGTCACCACCATTCGGATTAGCGAAGGTGTTAGTCAAGCCAGCTTTAAGCTGATAAGCAACAAACGGGTGAACAACAGCAGAAATTGCGCCGGTAACTTTATTAGCGCGCAAAGTAGCAGCGGCCTTAAAGAGATCAGCTACAGTGATTTCTGCACCGGCAGAACCCAGACCGCTAGAGAAGCCGGTAAAGAGAGCAAGCAGGTCCTGATCCATCTTAGTAGCAATGGCGTTACCAAGAACGGTGCCAAGCTCGACAGCAGGGTTACCCGCGCCCATTGTGGCCAGATCAGTCAGGACAACTTGTGCGCCAACTTCACCAACAGTTAC